CGTTAGTATCTGTTTTTATAGGTCACATAAGATTAGATCGTGCAAGTTTTTCTGCAACTTGGTCACGGAATGCAGGGTCTGTTGCGTACTGTTTATCTGACATAGCACTCCTTAGTTCAGCGAGTGAATTAAATTTACCAGTACTAGGTGTCCCTGTGTCACCTCTTAATAGGTTAGGTTGAGAATTCTCTGCCATGTAACGTGCATTAAGATTCTTAATTGCAAACATGGAATCAGAGGGGTTTGAACTATCCATAGCACGGTTGAAAGCATCAACTTCTGTGGAAGGCAAACTATTCGTTGCCCATTCCACCATGTTCTTGAAGTTTTCTTGACCGCCTACTTCACTATATGCACTTTGTACAAACCGTTCTTGAAGTGCTTGTTGTCCTTCGATCCAGCTATTCACCATCTCTTTAGGAATACCTGCTTTAGCAAGCTCATTATATGAGTTTCCAGTAAGTCCACCTTCTTGGTTATATTCCTGGTAGTACTTATCGAAACTTAGTCCTTTATCTTCAATGAAATTTCTAGCCTCATCCTGAGTGGCTTGCTGTTCTTGAACTTCTGACTGTGGTGCTTGTTGATTGACTTGCTGTGGAGCTTGAGACTGTCTATTTGAATGGAATTCCTTTTCAAGCTGACTGTAAGCCTGTGGTAAATCTTCGGCATTTGTGAACTTTTCTGGAAGCCAAGATGGACGGTCAGGATCATTAGCTTTAACACTGTTAGCATTCTCTGCTTTCTGTATCATTTCCTGAACGTATTCTTGACTCTCAGGTTCAGGTGCTTCATGCGTTTGTACTCTATCTACCATTATTGTCCTTCTGCTTGTTGCTGTTGCATTTGACCTTCTTTCATTGCTTTAACAACTTCAGGTGCTGCTCGTTCTCCAGCCTTCGCCATAGTTTGTTGCATCATCATCTGTTGTTGTTGCTGTTGCTGTGCTTGCATCTCCTGCTGTTTCTGTTCTTCTGTCTTGAGAAGTCCTTCTGTGTCAATTCCTAAAGATGCACCTAATCTATCTATGTACTCAGGAATATTAATCTCCTGCTGTACCACTTCTGGACCCAAAGGTTGTAGATACTGTAAGAATCCTGCGAGTTCATTGAGATCCTGTCCTCTTCCCAATGCCTCAACACCAGTAACGATCATAGGTTTCAATGATTCGTCAGGGAACTTAGGCAGTTTCTTCTCCCTTTGCATCCTGCTCATGAGGATTGACACTAATGGTAGTTGAAACTCTTGACTTAGGATGGAGTAAACTCCTCCTAGTGCAGTTTCGAGTTCTTGATATGCCCTTCGTATTTCTTCTGCGGTGACACGTTCTGCATCTCTTCTTATCGCAGAGTTATTGAGGAACGCATAAGACAGTCTTTCTGTGAGAGTCCTTATTGTTTCCTGTGCTACACGAAAGTCATTGAACTTCTGTAATTGAAGTGTGCTGACATCATTAGCATCTCCCATGACAATTGCACCATTGGGACTGTCTGCTAATGATTTTAACCTTGTGGTCCCATTGGGACGTACAAGGAAAAGCACCTTGGCAGCAGCAGCACTGCCTTCTACGATGGACTGAGTAAGTGATTCAAGACTCTTTAAGTCTCCAATATACTCCTCCACGTATCCTCTTCCATAGTCCTCAGAATCAATGTGAGTGAATCTGAGTGGTATGAATGGACATTTACCTTTCTTAAACGTACCTCTGCTTCCTGGTACTTCTTCACCACCTAGTTCTTGGTGGACAATCCACTTGTTACTGTCCCACTTGACACAGGTGTAAAGATCTACTGACTGCATTGGAACACTGTCATCTACGACAAGTGCTTTTGCTTTCTCAGGAAGTGAAAGAGGTGATACTGATTCCTTAGTAATGATCTCCAAGACGTTACCCATCACATCTCGCTTACACACGTATCTATCTAGTTTAAAGATCCGTGGGTCATCCTTCTCAGGGATGTAAAGGAGGACATTACCTGCGACAATCAGTTGCTTCAGTGCTTCAAACACTGGGACACGAATGGCACGTACCTCAATCTCTTGCATGACCATTCGTTCAATCTTAGATAGTGCTTCTTCTACTGCACCTTTCTGAGATTCGACCATCTGTTCTAGTTCTGCATCGTCAATGATAAGACGGAAGAACGGAGCATTGGGAGGTAAAAGGGAGAGAAGCAGTTTGCTGGCAAGGTTGTTTACACCTCTTGCACCTACCGACTGAAAAGGAGTGGGTAATATACTTGAACCAGTATGTCCTTCTTTGGGTAGTAAAGACGGTATGGTTATAGCTGCTGCTTCTCTAGCTCTTGCTAGAAAAGTATATCTATCACTTGCATAGTTTTCATACTTACCTTGAACACTGCCAGTAACTTGTTCTGGATCTGTGTTAAGTGTAATTGTTTCTACCATTTATTCCTTTTTTATGATGCGATTCCTGATTTACCAGAACCAGGAAGACTTACACCATAGTCAATTCTTAATCCTTTTTTACCCTTCTTTTTCTGAGCTTTTAAATCACTTTTCTTTTTGCCAAGTTGTAATAAATCTTCATCACGTACTACATCACCGCCACGTGATCCTTCTGTTACTGCTCCACCTTGGGTTTCATCAGTAAGACCCATTGCTTCACTGAACTGTTCTACTACATTAGTTCCAATGTCAGTAAGCACTTGGTTTGTAGTAGTTACAGTATCAGTAGCTACATCTTCAAGATTATCTAAACCTGTTTGAACATCATCAGCTAGATCTTGATAGGCTTCTTGAGTTTCTTGTCCTTTTTCTTTTAATTCTTTAACTTTTCCGTGGTCTTCACCTGTAGCAATAGTAATGACAGTATCAAGCATAAGATCGCCAATGTCTTTACTGTCTTCAAGAAAGGTATCTACATCACTTCCTTCTGTTACTTCTCCTATTGCATCGGTAACTGATTCACCTGCTGTAAGTGTATCTTTAACTCCACCTTTAACAAACTCTCCAGCAGCACCACCAGTTTCATCTATCTTTGTTAAAACCTCGTCAGCCGTAATTATATCTTCTTCAACTATCTTAATATCAGGCGTGTTGTCGCTAATCGTATCGCTTATATCCTCAACCACCTCTTCAATCGGTGGGGGCGGTTCTACTTTTATGTCAGGCGTGTTGTCGCTTACAGTGTCACTAACCACTTCAACAACTGTTTCAGCATCACCACCGCCTCCACCTCCTCCGTAGCAGATCGTTTTAGACTTAGGGAAAACTTGGCAGTCCCAAGGTCTGCTTATATTTAACAAATCCATACTAATTTCCACTTATCGGTAAATAAAAGTAATAACGAGTAACAGCTTCAGGCCAATCTGATTTAACTTTTTCTGCGAAGTAATCTAAATCGGTATAACCGACAATAGCCTCACACTTGTTTTTTACTGCAAAATCTTTAAATGCCTTTTCACCTTCCTTGTAAATAGTTTCTACTTCACTAGGTTCAATATCTTCAATCCTTGTAATACTGAACCAGACTAATGAAACTTTTCCAGTAAATTCACATTTTTGTAATTGTGTAAGTGCTGTGTATTTTGTTTCATTAGCACCTGCTACCCACAATTGCATTGAAGAGTTGAAAGGGTTGGTAAGTTTTTTGTATATGTTTTTAACAGCAGAATCAGAATAACCAATTGTAATATTCGCACCTTTTGAAGATGTTAAGGCTTTAATAATAGGCTCTTCAAATTCCTTCCATCTTTCTATAATTTCAGTGTGATTTACTCGTTTTATCATTTACCTCTAGGTTTCTTAATTACGAGTGACTTCTTACCTACTGCATTCTTCTTATTGGTACTAAACTTAGCAGCTTTACTTCCTCCAAAACCTGCACCTGTAGTGACCTGTTTAAGTGCATTTATTTCATCTGTTTTACCTTGGTTGGAATTATCCTGTCCACCCATTCCATCTTTAAATTCACCTAAACCAAGTCTATCCATCCAGTTACCTCCTCCCCAGGATTCATCATACTGACCACCAAATCTATCTTGCCAGTTTGACCCTCCCCAGTTCTCATTAAACTCAGCAATACCTGCAACATCACCTGTAAAACCTGCACTTAGATCTTTATGATCTTTTAGTGTACACATCTACATACTCCTTTCTCTCAGCATCCTGTTCAAAGGATTCTTCAAATAGTTTTATAATCATATCGACTACTTGTTGTTGTCCCTGTAACAACCGTAACTGATCCAAAGGAATGTCATGTCGAGGTAATTTATCAGGGAATAGTTCTTTCAGTTTAGTTATAAGTTCTTCTGTTATGTTATATTGACCTACCATCGTCTGAGAATGGCCCTTTCATACCACTTCGCATGTGTTACCTGTGCAAGCAAGCTCTTGAGATGCTACTGTGTAGTCCTCTTTTTCATAATCTTTGAGCTTAGTCCAATCTATTTCTGGCATTTTACTAGCCAGTTCTTTGTACTCTTCTTCTGTGCATTCTTGATAAGGTGCTTGTTTATAAACATGATCAGAATGTGGTAGAAAACTAATACCACTTATGCTGTCAAAGTTTTCATAAACCCATGCCCCTACACTAAGCCACTCATCTTCTTTTACAGAGATAGTTACACTAGGCTTGTGCTCACACCAATGATCCTGGTACACCTTCCATATTTTTAGTTGCTCTATAGCTGACATACTATCACGTGTGAGACAATTAGGTGGAGCTTGAACCGCAAAGGAGAATACCTCTGTAGTGTCAGGCTTCATGATATCTTCTTCATGTGGTACACCACAGTCCATCATAAACTCGCATAGGGGATCTTTAATATCCTGTCTTACAGTTCTGATGTAATATTGAGAATGTCTGGTGTGTATACCTGATGCAGAGTCACACAGTTGCGACACAGTTCCACTTGGTTTGACACAAGTAATCGCTGCTGACTCATTAATACCTAGCTTATCGGCCCATACTTTATTGGTATGTCTTGCTACACTTCTAAGTGACTCAAGTAGGTCAGGTAGTTCAGTGTGATACTGCTGACCACAAGTAAGGATATTGTCCATGATCCCTGTCAAGGATACACCTAGCAACCTCTCTTCCTCACAGTTCTGCTTCCATGCTTTAGGGAGGTAGCGGAAGTTAGTGAGAGTGCTTTGCCATGTACCAAGTATAGTAGCCAGTTTTACCTTACGTCTGAGATCATCTTCGTCATCACTGCTTCTGATCACTACCTCTGACAGATTACAGAACTCTCTAGGCCGAAGTATTATTTCAGAACATGGATTCGTCCCGAAGTCATCTCTAGGATCTCTATAATCGAATCGTTCGACTTGTTTTCTTGCATTGTATGAACTGTAGAACCCACGTTCTCCAGATTTCGAGTCATAAAGGGAAGCCCACTCTCTAAGGAAGGTTCCAGTGTCAGGTTTGGAGTGATAGTTTGCGGAGTTGTTTGCGAGTGCTCTGTGTGCGTAGTCTTCCCACCATGCTCCTGACTTAGCGAGTCGCATTTGCTCATCCCCAAGATCACTGAGACTAATAAGAGCAGACCTACGAACACCACCAACCACAACGACTTCTGCTGTTTTTGTAACAATGTCATGGCATTCAATTGGTCTAAGTTTTCGTCCTTTTGCATTTTCAAATGTTCTACATGTGAATAAGAATAGTCTGTTGAGTGGATCAGGACCGCTTGCTCTACCTCCGAATGTTTTTAGTATTTCTCCAGCTTTTCGTACCTTACTCATATCCCATGTAGGTATTAGTCCTGCGTATAAAAGACTAATGAGTTCACGGAATGCTTTAGCCCAACCAAGTTTACTGTCTCGTACATCTATACACGTGTCAGTGGGATGCAACTCTGATGGTACTACAGGTAACTGTGAGGTGTACTTTTCTTCTACACTAAAACCTACACCTGTACCGTTCATAAGTGTGTACAAAACCTCATCAAAACTACGGATGGTATCAATAGGTAAGTATGAGCAGTTGTACCCTGCTACATTCTCCTTTTCTAATGCTGGTCCTGCTGTCATTAAACAACGCATACTAGGCATTACTTCTAACTCTAGTAC